ATGGCCGGTAAGGTTCGTCACCTAGTCACCCGATCCGGGCGTTATCATGCTCGGCTGGTGGTGCCGAAAGATTTACGCGGAATTGTCGGGAAGACAGAGCTTCGCACCCCGCTAGGTGGCGACTATCGCCAAGCGCTCAAGCTGTTGCCCGGTGCGGTGGCCCAGCTTCAACACCAGATCGCACAGGCGGAGCAGCAAGCCGGGGCAGGGCAGCGCCAAACCGGCCCGTCGCGCTATCCACTTGCCCCCGATCAACTCGCCCATAGCCTCTATGCGCAGCGCCTCGCCTTTGATGATGAGATACGTAATAGCCCGGCTTATCCGGCTGTTGGGCAGATCGGGATTGATGACCTGCTTGTGCAGCGCCTGCGCGATGCGATTGCGGGGAAGGCAAACGACGCAGAGCTAGGCGCACTGGTGGGCGCGCAGATCGAGCGTTTCCGGGCCGCTGGCAACCTTGATGCAGAACCCGGCTCCGAAGCTTGGCGCGAGATTACCCGTGCCCTGTGTCATGCTGAGCTAGAGGCACTGGCACGTGTCGTAGAGCGCGACGAAGGCGATTTCAGCGGCACCCCTAGCGCGCCGATCATCAAGGACGCCCAACCCCCAGAGAAAGCCCCCGAACCGATCAGCCTTAAGAGGCTCTGGACTGACTATGTGACCATGCGCCAGCAAACCGGCTCTATGCGAGATGGGGGCAAGCAGTTGGGCTTAGCTGTCGAGAAGTTGCGCGAGTTTGTGCGGCATGACGATGCTGCCCGGCTTACGAAAAAGGACATCATGGCGTGGCGCGACCAATTGTTGAAATCCCTGTCTGCGCAGACCGTGAGTAGCAAATACCTGTCAACGGTGCGTTCGGTGTTGAATTGGGCCGTGGAAAATGACCGGCTTCCTGAAAACGTCGCCGCGACTGTCAGGCAGGCCAAGCCCAAGCGAGTGAAGGCGCGAGAAAAGGGCTTCACCGACGCAGAGGCATTGAAGATCCTCAAGGTGTCACGCTCATATGAGCCGCACAAGGACGAGACGGGGCGCATACGCGAGACGCAACACATGATAGCTGCAAAGCAGTGGGTGCCTATCCTTGGAGCATTCACCGGCACCCGTGTGACAGAGATTACCCAGCTTCGAAAAGAAGATATTCGCCTAGAGGGTGACCAGTGGGTTGCCCGGCTGACGCCGGATGCTGGCACGATCAAAACAGGTGAGTATCGCGACGTGCCGCTGCATCCTCAGATTGTTCAAGAAGGATTTATAGAGTTCGTGGAAAACGCCGCTTCCGGCCCATTGTTCCACCACGGCACAGACCCAGCACAGTTTGACAGGAAGGCTACTCAGATTTCTAACCGCCTGTCCGAGTGGTTGCGTGAAAAGGAGCTTGTTACGGATATGAGGGTGCGCCCAACCCATGCATGGCGGCACCGTTTCAAAAGCCAGTGTATCGAGTTGGATATTCAAACCCGTGTCTATGATGCAATTCAAGGACATGCCGGGAAAACGGCGTCTGAGAACTATGGCGACGTGAGCTTGAAAGCGAAGATTGACGCAATCAACAAGCTGCCCTTCTACGACCTGAAATAGCCAGAAAGTTACGCATGTAACTTTCTCCTTCCGCCGTGAATCCAAGTGTGTTATTTTTGCAACACTTGGATTTCACGGCGGAACGCATGGCCTTTCAGAAGATCAAAAACGCACTTGGGTTTCGCGCCGATCAAAAGGCGCTGACCCTGACCGACCCCGACGCCCTGAGCCTGTTCGGGGTGCTGCCTACTGAAACTGGCCTTTCCATCGGCCCCAGCACCGCCATGCGCGTTCCTGCCGTGGCCTGTGCAGTCGGGCTTATCTCTGAGACCATCGGGGCGCTGCCGTTCAAGCTCTATGAGCGCACCACCAAGGAAGCGCTAACCGGTCACGCGGCCTATCGTCTGGTGCATGATGAGGCGAATGAGTGGACAAGTGCCGGTGATCTGCGTGAGCAACTAACCCTTGATGCTTTGATGCACGGGGCAGGCCATGCGCAAGTGATCCGCCTTGCCGATGGCACCCCCTATGAGCTGCACCGGCTGGAACCGGGCAAGGTGCAAGCCGATCAGGAACCGGACGGCGAACCCTTCTACCGCGTCAGCACCGATGCCGGGCAGGTTCGACTTTCCTATCGTGACGTGCTGCGCATCGAAGCCTTTGGCGGCGTGTCACCTATCACGCTGGGCCGGGAAGCTATCGCGCTTGCCCTGACGTTCGAGAAGTATATCAGCCGTTCGCTAAAGAACGGCACCCGGCTTTCCGGGGTGGTCGAACACCCGAACAAGCTTGATGCCACGGCCAAGCTCAACTTTCTGAAGGACTGGAAGGCGACCCATTCCGGGGAGAACACCGGCAACCCGGCGATTGCCGACGAAGGTGCCAAATTCGTTCCTATGGCAATGACGCTTGCCGATGCCGAATTTGCTGAAAACCGCCTTGAGCAAGTCCGGGAGATCGCCCGTATCTTCCGGGTGCCGCCGACCATGCTCTTTGAGCTATCGCGTGGCACTTGGTCCAATACCGAAGAAATGGCCCGGCAGTTCTTACAGATCACGCTTAGGCCGTGGCTGAAACAGTGGGCATGGTCCTATGCACGATGCCTGTTGACCCCCGAAGAACGCAGGGAAGCCTATCTTGAGGTCGTTACCGACGATCTGTTGACCACTGACACCGCAGCCCGTGCAACCGCCTACGGCCAGTATCGCAGCATGGGTGCGCTTACCGCGAACGAGGTGCGCGCCGGGTTGAACCTGCCGCCCAAGGACGGCGGCGACACGCTGGAAAACCCCTACACCACCACTGCCAAGGACAAGGCCGCATGACCCTGACCCACACCGCATTTTTCGGTGACGGTGAACACACGTTCGCGCTTACCGACGACATGATTGCCGAACTTGAGCGCCTTGCCGATCTGGGCATTGGCGCGCTCTACCTGCGCGCCGTCAACATGCAGTTCATGCTTGCCGATCTGATTGAGGTGATCCGTCTTGGCCTGATCGGTGGCGGCACCACCCCGGAGAGGGCCGCGCAGCTTACCGACACCTACGCCCGGAACACGCCGATTGATGCGCTGTATCCGCTGGCGCTGGACGTGCTGGACGCGCGCTGGGGTGGGGCCGCCTAATGCGCAAAGTCCATTTGCATGGCAGCCTGACCAAATACGGCAAGGTGATCGAACTGAATGTTCTAACCGCCAGCGAGGCCATTGCTGCCCTTAACGCAAACTTCCCCGGCTTTCTGGGTGATCTGGCGTCGGGGTCTTGGGTGATCCTGCGTGGCGACCCTGAAAGCGGCATGGTTCTGGACGAAGACGCGGTTGCTTCCATGCGGCTGGGCAATGCCGATCTTCATATCATGCCCGAGGTTCTTGGTGCGAAGAATGGCAACGGCACAATCAAGGCCATTCTTGGTGTTGCGCTGATTGCTATCACGGCAGGCGGTGCCGCACCGTTCCTTGCAAACCCGATCATCGCCGGGGCCACATCCGGTGCGACATGGGGCAACGCAATTGGCCAGATGGGTCTTGCAATGGCCCTGACGGGCGTTTCTTCGATGCTCGCCCCCGAGAGCGCCAGTGCCGAGGATGAAAAGAGCTACCCCCTTACCGGTCCGGTATCGAGCTATGGCGAAGGTCATGCCGTTCAAATCATCTACGGCGGCCCGATCATCACGGGCGGCATGCTGATTTCCGGCGGTATCGACGCGAACGGACTGGAAAGCGTGACACCGGCTCCTGTGGAGACACCTGATGCGGATGCGGTTGAGAACGACCCCCTGAATGACTGGGAACTCGAGGGTGGAAGATGACCGACCGTATTGAGATCAAGGCGGCGCTAGCCGTCAATGACGCCGGAGAGATCACCGGTCTTGCTTGGCCCTTTGGTAGCCCCGACCGCGTGGGCGACGTGATTGAAAAGGGCGCTTTCACCGCGCCCGGCACACTTCCGATGCTCTTTGCTCATGATCAGGCGCAGGTGATCGGCGTTTGGGATGAGATCGCCGAAACCCCCGAGGGCCTTACCGTCAAAGGCCGCTTGCTGGTGGATGATCTTGAGCGCGCGCGCGAGGTGCGCGCCATGATCCGCAGCAAGGCCGTGTCGGGCCTGTCCATCGGCTTTGTCACCAAGAAGGCGCAACGCCACGCCAAAGGCCGCACCATCACCGCCGCAGAGCTGCACGAAATTTCTGTTGTCGCTGTTCCCGCGCATCCGGGCGCGCAGATCATTTCCATCAAATCGGATGCACCCCAGACCCCCAAGCCCCTCAAGGAGACCCCCGAAGTGGAAAACGAGGAAATCGAAACCGAAAAGAAGGCCGCAACCCCGGCCAATGACACGCCGCAGGTGCCGCAGATCGACACCAAGGCGTTCAACGACATCAAAGCCCGGCTGGACCGGCTGGAAGCCAAGGGCAACCGCCCCCAGATTACCGGCCCGGCAAGCCCGGTCATGGGCGCGGAAGAGGTGAAGGCATTCACTCACTACCTTTCGACGGGTGAGAAGAAATCGCTGACCACGGCCAGCGACACCGACAACCATATCCTTGCCCCCGAGGACGTCAGCGGCGAGTTCATCCGCAATCTGGTGGAATACAGCCCCATTCGCGGCATTGCCGATGTGCGCACCACCGGCGCGGCAAACATTATCCTGCCGAAGCGCACCGGGATCACCAATGCCGCATGGGTTGGCGAGACTGACGCGCGGACGGGCAGCGAACCGACCTTCGCTCAGTCCGCTATCGCGACCAAGGAAATCGCCACCTTTGTGGATATTTCGCTTCAGCTTGCCGAAGACAGCGCCAATGTGCTGAGCGAGGTCAATCTCGCCCTTGCCGAAGATTTCGGCCAGAAAGAGAACGTTTCGTTCGTCAGCGGCAACACCGCGCTTGAGCCTGCCGGGTTCATGGTCAACGCAAACATTGCTGAGACCGTCGCAGCCGCTACCGCTGCCATTTCCCCGGATGAGCTGATTGCGCTTATGTATGCCCTGCCGGCCACCTACCGGAACGCAGGCACCTGGGTGATGAACGGCCAGACGCTTGCCGCCCTGCGCACCCTGAAAGACGGTCACGGCAACTACCTGTGGCAGCCGTCCTATCAGGCAGGCCAGCCGGAAACGATCCTTGGCCGCCCCGTGGTTGAAGCCGTTGACATGGCGGACATCGGCGCGAATGCAGAACCGATCATCTTTGGCGACTTCAAGCGCGGCTACCGCATCTATGACCGGCTGTCGCTGGCCGTGCTGGCAGACCCCTACACCCAGCGTGCCAATGGCCTGATGCGCTATCATGCGCGCCGCCGGGTGGGTGCTGGCGTGGTTCGCCCCGATGCGTTCCGCAAGCTGAAAATGGCCGCGTAACCCAGACCATGAAACCGCAGCTCGCATATGACGCAATCGCACTGGAATACGGCGGCAACGCCGTGTTCCTGCGTCCGTCTTTGCGGGCTGCAATCCATCTTGAGCGGTTGCATGGTGGGTTCCCTGCATTGCTGCGCAAGATCGAAGAATTTGACACGCTGACCATCTGGCGGGTGATCACCGCTGTTGCTGGTATGACGGCCACCGAACCGCTGTTTGCCTATGTCGCAAAGCATCCCCTCAAGGACTTCCAGAGGGCTGCGCAGGGGGCATGTTTTGAGCTGGTGGCCGCGTTCTTCCCTGAGACCCCGGAAACCACCGACAAGCAGCCCAGCACGACCAAGGCAACCCCGTGGGCCGATCTGTTCAAGGAGCTATACGGTTTCGCTACCGGGTGGTTGGGTTGGACCCCGGAAACGGCATGGAACGCCACGCCGCAGGAGATCACCGACGCAATCACCGCCCATTTTGCCATGCTTAAGGCCATTCATGGTGGGGCAGAAGATACAGACACCGGCCCGAGCGAGGAACAGCGCAAACAGAACACCGATATGGGCCTTGATCCTGACTTTGACCGGGCGGGGCTGTCTGCCCTGAAAGAGCTATCGACACTGCGCGAGGGGATGACCGTATGAGCAAGCCCCCGCATATCTGCACCTGTGGCCAAATCGTGCCCCATGGTGAGCGTTGCGCCTGTCAGATCGCGCGCACCCGTGCCCGGAACAAGCGCCACGACGCGAACCGCCCGAGCGCGGCTAAGCGCGGCTACAACCGTGCATGGCGCGCAGCCCGTGACGCTTTCCTTAAGCTGTTTCCCACATGTCGCAGGTGCGGCGAACTTGCTACCACGGTTGACCACATCACGCCTCACCGTGGCGATGATCGTTTGTTTTGGGATCGCACAAATTGGCAGTCGCTTTGCACGTCCTGTCACAACCGCCACAAGCAACGGCAGGAGTGCGGAAAGTGACGTTAAAAATCGCCCATTCTCACTTGGCGTGCTGGCGGCATCTTTTCAAATCTAAAACCGTGTTTCCCATCGGTTTGGCATGTCTTGTAGTAACCGCCAGAAACGAAACTGATCAATTTGTCGCGGTTCAAGCAAACCGGACAAATGAAGTGTATCGGCTGCCCATTGGCGGCGTCTTCTCTAAGACGAAAAACGATATCTTTTTGGCTCGTTTCGATAAGCTCATACCGGGCTTTCTCTTTCTCGAAATCGTCTTGCCGTTGGAGTTCTTGGCTCAGCGCCCTGAGCGCGTCGCTAAGTTGAACATTCATCATGTTGGCAGACGTCAATTCAGCGGCAAGTGTGTTCAAGAGTCGCTGCACCTGTTCGTTGTCTGGCGTCTTCCCGCCCTCAAAAAGCGCTTTGATGCTAACGATAGTATCAGATGCTTTCCCAGTGAGTCCTACGGCGCTGGTAGCAAGGCCGATGTATTCTCCGATTTGCCCGATATCCATAGCTCTGTTCCTTATGTGTTCTTACTTGGATCATCGTTACCGCTGAGCCTTCAATTGATCAACTCTCGCGTGCAACGACAGGAGCGCAGCCAATGAGCTACAACCCTGAAAAGACGCTCTGGCAAGAAGTCCTTCTTAGGCAGGTAGAGGATGCCCTGCATGGTCCGACCGGCGTGAGCGGGCAGCACAACCGCATTGCCAAGGTGCGTAGCGCGCGCACCTTCCTGACCACTCCGAACGACAGCCTTGTAACCGTCTGTTCGCTGGCCGGACTGGACCACGAAGCAGTTATCAGCCGTATGCGCAAGCAGATCGCCAACGCCCCTAGCCCGGAAGACCTGACCACTAAGCCCAGAGCGCACCGCGCATCCTTCACCGCCAGACCGGAGAAGCCCAAGGCCACGCTGACCAAGTATGTTGACCGGCTGCTTACCTTCGATGACACCACACTGACCATGCAACAATGGGCAGACCGCACCGGCCTGACTGTTACCCAGATCGCATCCCGCCTTCGCCAGCATTGGACCATCGAACGCGCACTTACGCAGCCAATGCGTAAGCGCAATCGCGGATGGGGGGCGACTGGTGCGGCTAGTGGCACAGATGCACCGGGGTTGGGTTCGGACTTTCGCCCCCTAGAGGGGACCGGCGCGGGGAGGTCCGCACAAGACAGACCGAATTTAAGTTTTTCGGAAAGGGTCTTGAATTGACAGCTTCATTTGCTCCGAGTTTGCTCACGGTAGCGGCGTATCATAGCGTCCATTTCAATATCGTGTGCTTCGCGACCGCCTGCGCTTCCAAGTTGGCGCTTGCGCAGTATTTCACGCGATTCAGGGCAACCGCACGTTCTTGTGTTACCTGGACAACCACAACCCGCACAGATCACACCGTCTGCCATCGCGTCCGACCATTCACCCATTTTTGCAATCCTTGGCTTAGAAAACGTCCCTCTCTTTGGACGCAGTATGAGGCGATAATATGACCGCAACGACACCCGTTAGCCTGCTGAAATCGCAGCTTAACCTTGACTACGATCTTGACGACGCCCTGCTTGCGCACAAGCTGGACGCCGCCGAAATCTGGATTGGTAACTACACCGGCTATCCGTTTGAGGCGGGAAATGCGGTGCAGACCGAAGCCGCATTGCAGCTTGCGGCCTATTGGTATGAGGTCCGCGAAAGCGCCAGTGACGTAACCATGCGCCCGGTTCCGTTCGGCGTTTACGAGCTGTTGGCCCCCTACGTTAAGCAGGTGACGGGCTATGTCGCGGAATAAGAGCCTGTCCGAACAATCGCGCATCCTGAGTGAGCGCCTGAAAGCCATTCCCGAGGCCGTTGTCCGGGATGTGCGGCCTGCTTTGATCAAGGGTGCCGAAGAAATCGCAGCCGCGCAGCGCGCCCTTGTGCCGGTGGATGAAGGCGACTTGAAAGAGTCTATCATCGTGACCGCACCCGGTCAGACAACCCCGGCCTATGCAAAGGGCGGCGGCAAGCGCACCGCTGGTGAAAATCAGGCTCTTGTAACCGCTGGGAATGAGACGGTGCGCCACGGCCACCTTCAGGAGTTCGGCACCGTAAAGCAGGAGGCCCAGCCGTTCATGCGCCCCGGTGCCCGGCTGGCGATGCCCAAGGCCAAGCGCCGGATCAGCCGCGCAATCGGGCAGGCAATCAAGAAGGCGGCAGAGGGTGACGCATGATTGACCCTAGCCTTGAATTCCAGACCGCAATTCGGGCGCAACTGATTACAAATCAGTATGTCAGCGCCCTTGTGCCCGCTGATCACGTTCGGGCTGGTTCGACGCGCCCGGACAAGCTGCCGACGATCATCTTGGCAAACCCCCAGACGATCAACCTGGGCCGTGCAAGCGGTGGCCAGTATCTCACGCGCGTTTTCTTCGACCTGCATATCTGGGCCTTGGAAGACGGGGCGGATATGGCCCGGCAGATCGGCACGGCTGTGTCTGTCGCTCTTTGGGATGCCCCGACAAGCGCCACTGTGGGTATTGATGCCTATGAGCGCCCCAGCTTCACCTACATGCGCGACCCTGACCCGGAAAAGGCATACTGCCATGGCGTCGGCACCGTCGAAGGCGTGATCCGGTGGCGAGTGTGAGTATGATCAGGGCAGGCAAGCTTGATCGGCAGATCACCATTGAACGGAAGGTCGAGACCATTGCCGCGTCGGGTTCTGTCACGTCTGAATGGTTGCAGGTTGCAACCATCCGGGCAGAGCTGGTGCAGCGCAGTGCCGACGAATACCTGGCCGGGTTCGGTGAGGCCGAGGCAGGTGGTGCGGTGTTCCGCGTCCGGTATCTGGCCGGGATCACAACCGCAGACCGCGTGACCTTCGACGGCGTGGCCTATGACATTGACGAAATCGCAGAGCTTGGCCGCAAACGCGCCCTTGAGCTGCGTTGTTCAAAGGTGGCGGTATGAGCGTTCATTCGCGCGGTGTGAAGCCTGCCCTTGCCCCCGATAGCGATGCCCTGACCAAAGCGCCGCCGGTGCCGAAATACCTTTCGGCCCATGCCAAGGCGGAGTGGAGGCGGATCATGCCGCAGCTCATTGCCCGGCAGGTGATCACCAAGGCGGATTTGGCCGGGGTGGAAAACTACTGCGCGGCGGTAGGGGCTGCGCGCACCATCGCTGACACTATGAGCGCCGGGGGCATTCCCGATCTGAAACTTGGCGGCCTGCAAATTCGCTACATGACCACCGCGCGCCAGCTTGCCGCCGAATACGGGCTGACCCCGACTAGCCGCGCCCGGATCGGGGCAGGGGTGGCGGATGATGATGACGCCGACAACCCGCTGGCGGTGTGATCATGAGCGCGGCCAGCACATACCCGGCATGGATTGATGACGGCAGCACCATCCCCGACCCGCTGGGGCATGGTGAGCGCGCCGTCACGTTCCTGCGTCGGCTGCGACACCCGGCGGCGGTGAATGATAATCGCGCGCCCAAGGCCGCGAACATCAACCATCACCCCCGTGCTTTTCAGCTTGCACCGTTTCAGGAACGCATCGTGCGGCGCATCTATGGGCCGCGCCACGAAGACGGGCGGCGGATCGTCAAAACTGTGTTCTTGATGCTGCCCCGTGGGAACCGGAAAACGAGCTTGGCCGCTGCCCTGTCATTGCTGCATGTGATCGGCCCCGAGAAGGTGCCTGCCGGGCAAGTGATCTTTGCCGCGTCCGATCGGGAACAGGCCGGTATCGGCTTCCGGGAAGCCGCAGACATCATCCGCGAAGACAAGCGCCTTGTGGCGGCAACACGCATTCACGACGCCTTTAACAGCGCCAAGCAGATCACCGACCTTAAGAGCGGTGCGCGGCTGCGCGCCGTGTCCAGCGATGGCCGCGCGCAGCACGGTACCACCCCGGCTTTTGTGCTGGCCGATGAAATACACGCATGGGCCGGGCGGGATCTTTGGGAAGCTCTGAAATCCGGCCTCGCCAAGACCGACAGTAGTCTTATGGTGATCGCCACTACGGCAGGCCGGGGCCATGAAACGCTTGCCGCCGAACAGTATGACTATGGCCGGCGTGTCGCCCTGGGTGAGATCGAAAACCCTGAGTTTCTGCCGATCATCTTTGCCGCCGAACCGGATGACGATTGGCAGAGTGAAGATGTTTGGAGCCGAGTGAACCCCGGCCTTAAGCACGGCTTCCCCAGCCTGTCGGGCCTGCGCAGTCTGGCAAAAGAGGCCAAAGACCACCCGGCGGAGCGCTACAGCTTCCAGCAATACAACCTGAATATCTGGTTCGGGAACAGCCGCGACCCGCTGTTCAGCATGACGACCTATGACGCCCGGCGCTTCGATGATGACGAAACCGACCTTGAGGCACTGCCGTGCTGGGTGGGTGTGGATATGGCCCTGTCCGGTGATACCGCCGCAGTGGTGGCCGCGTGGCGGCACCCTGACGGGCAGATTACCATCAAGCCTTGGTTCTTTGTGCCCGGTGATGATCTGAAAGGGCGCAGCGAACGCGACGGGGTGCCTTATGAGCGCTGGCGCGATGAAGGGCTGATCACGGCCACGCCCGGCCCGATCATCGACCCCGAGGCGGTAGAGGATCACTTGCACGAGCTGGCCGCGCGCCACGATGTGCGCGAGATCGCTTTTGACCCCCACCTTGCCCGGCAGATCATGCAGCGGCTTTATAGTGACGGGCTGCCGGTGGTTGAATTGCGCCAAGCGCCCCTGAGTATGGGTGTGTGAACTCACGGTGAAGTGCAATTTCTGATATGTTGTTTTATTCCAGACGGTTCTGGATTTCCATCAGCTTGGTTTCGAAAATCTCGGCGGGCGTGTGGTAGCCGAGGCATTTGCGCGGCGTCGAATTGAGGCGATGGCAAATCGACCTCAAATATCGATTTGTCAGCGCCGTCGGTTCGGTCGAGCGGGGCAGGTATTTCCGCAGCCTGTTGTTGGTATTCTCAACCGTGCCTTTCTGGTACGGCGCTTGTGGATCGCAAAACCACGCATCCGCACCGAGCCCGACCTTGAGGTGCCGCCAGGCCGAGAATTCGGTGCCTCTGTCGAACGTAATCGACTGGCGCGCGTCGGCGGGCAGGGGAGCCAGTCCCTGGATCAGTGCCTCCATGATCGGTTTGGACTGGCGGTCTTCGTTGCGCATCACGACCGCATAGCGGCTCACGCGCTCGACGAGGGAGGTCACGTTGACCTTCCCATGCTCCTTGCGGAACATCATCAGATCGCATTCCCAGTGACCGAACTCTGCGCGCTCTGAGATGCGGTCAGGCCTGCGTGAAAGGCTTTGGGCGTCGAAAATGTGTGTTCGGTTGTGTCTGCGGTGGCCGCGCGGTCTGCGGCGTCTTCTGTGTTCGGGCAGGTGTCGATAGAACTGCTCGTCACGACCGTCCTTGGAATAGGCGAAGCGATAGATCGTCTCGTGGCTGACGCGGACCGGATGGCGCTCCAGCCGCATCCGGCCTGCAATCTGTTCGGGAGACCAGCCCGCCTTGAGCCGATCTTCGATGGCGGTTTTGAGGTCAGGGTGCATGATCATCTTTCGATGGATCGCGCGGCGCTTCTCGTACTTGGCTTGTGCCGTGATGCAGTAGTAACCGTTCAGGTCTGGCAGTTCCCGGTCCTCATAGGTGTTCCGCTTCAGCTCGCGATAAATCGTCGATGGCGCACGACCTAGACGATCCGCAATCTCAGGAACCGGCATTTTGGCTTCTCGCCACTTGTCGATCTTACGGCGTTCTTCCAAACTCAGGTGAGGGTAGCAGCGTCCCATTCACAAGCCTCCGTGCAACGTTCTGTTTTGATACAGAATTTGCACTTCGGATGTGAATCCACCGTGTTGCGATTGGCGACCTTGAGCGCACCGTCAACGGCCAGATGATCCGCCACAACGGCCACCCCGTCTTGCGCCACCACTTCGATAGCGTAGTTGCCAGCCGGAACGAAACCACCGGCCTTGTGCGGATGCACAAGGGCAAGAAAACCGACCGCATTGACGGGGCGGTTGCGTCAGCAATGGCGGTTTCCCGCGCCGTGGCCGGTGAAAGCAACAAATCGCATTACAGCGACCCGAATTTCAAATCCCTCGCCGATCTAATGGAGGAAGCGGCATGAACGAAGTAACGATGCCCGGCTTGATCGTCCCGCTTGAAGCGAGGGTCGATAAACTTGAAAAGGGCCTTGAGCGCGCCAACCGGGCGCAGCGCCGGGCTGCGCAGAGCATGGAACGTCGGGCCGCACAGTCGGCAGACCGGATCAACAGCACCTATGGCAAGATGGGTGAAGCGATGGCGGGTGCCTTCAAACGCATGGCGTTGCCGGTGCTTGGTGCTGCCGGGCTGGGCGGTATCGCCAAGGCATCCTTTGAGACCGCTAAAGGCGTTGCCCAGATCGGCGACGAAGCCAAGCGCGCCGGTGTGCCGCTGAAGGACTTTCAGGAATGGAAGTTCGTCGCGGAACAGAACCGCATTGGCATTGATGCGATGATTGACGGCTTGAAAGAGCTGAACTTGCGCGCTGATGAATTTGTTGTCACCGGCAAGGGACCGGCTGCCGAAGCGTTCGCACGGCTGGGCTACGGTGCCGACGAGCTGCGCGAGAAGCTCAAGAATCCGTCCGAGCTGTTGCTTGAGATCATGGGCCGGATGCAGCGCCTGAACGTGGCCGCGCGCATCCGCGTGGCCGACGAGCTGTTCGGCGGCACCGCAGGCGAGCGGTTTGTCGAGCTGGTGGAGCAGGGCGAAGACAGCCTGCGCCGCACGGTGGACCGCGCGCACGAGCTGGGCCTTGTCCTGAGTGACGATGTGGTTGCCAGCGCCGACGAAGTGTCGCGCAAATTCGATGAACTGACTGCACGCATTTCCACTTTCGGCAAGCGCGTGGCGTTGGCTGTCGCAGAAGGGATTGCCGAAGCCGCAGACCTGCGCGCCAAGCTGGACGAGATTTTCAAGGATGAAGCACAGGGCCGGGCGGTGCTGGGGGATGATCTGTATGACGCCCTTGCCGACAATCGCGACGTTGTGAATGCGCAGGAACAGGACATTGGCGCGTTGCGCAAGTCGTATGATCAGCTTGCCGATTCCGTTCACATTACTTCCGCCCAGCTCTTGCAGGCGTCTAATCTCGCCCGGAGCTGGGGCTATGACGAAGCCGCAACCGAGCTGGCAGGTGCTGCGGCGGAGATGGTCACGCTGGCCGATGAATTCGTCAACGGCACTCGGACGGGTGAGGATTTCGCGCAAAAGCTGGGCGAGGTGCAGACGGCGGCGGCTGGTGCATTCAACACGCTGGACGAAGCCGACCGGGTGGATTTCAGCAACGCGATTGCACAGGTGGCGAGCCTGGGCGGCGTTTTGCAGACCGTGCTTGGGCTAGCGTCGTCGCTCAAGGGCGCTCTGGCCAATGCTGCCGGGATGGATGCCCCCAAGACGCCCATGCAGACGTTCCGGGAAGCTGACGCCGAATCCGTGCGCAACTGGCAGGCTGAGAAGGCCAAGCTGGATGAGTTTCTTGCCGGGGAGGCGGAGCGCAACGCCATGTCGCGCGAGCGCCTGACCCTTGAGCGCGAAATCGCAACTGTGATGAAGCGCGCCGCAGAGGATGGTATAACCCTGACCCGTGAACAGGCAGAGGCTGCCGCCACGGCCAAGATCGCCGCCGATGCCGCGCGCAGCAATGCCGGGAAGGGTGGCGGTGGCAGCGGTGACGCCTTTGGCCGGGCGGTGCAGTCGATCATGGACGAGACGAGGGCGCTTGAGCTGGAAACCGCCGCGATGCTGGCAGCGGCTGCCGCTGGCCGCGACTATGAGACCGCAATCGAGATCGCCCGGCGCGAAGCGGAGCTGCTACTCTCAGCGCAGATGCAGGGCTTGTCCGTCACCCCAGCACTGCGCACCGAGATTGCGAAGCTGGCGCAGGCATATGTGGACAGCGCCCGGAAATCCGAGCAGGCCGCAGAAGGGCTGCGCCGGATCGACGACGCTAAGAACCACATCGCCAACTCTGCGGCCAATGCCTTCGCCGGGCTGATCGACGGCACCATGTCCTTCAAGGCCGCTATGGCGAGCCTGATGAAAGACCTGGCGCGCTACGCGGCACAGAAGTTCATCCTGCGACTGCTGGGTGGGCTTGCCGGTGGTGGGCAGGGGTGGCTGAACAGTTTCGCGACCATGCTGGGCGGGTTCGCGGATGGCGGCTACACCGGCGACGGCTCGAAGTATCAACCTGCCGGGATTGTCCACAAGGGTGAGTATGTTCTTTCAAAAGAGGCCACCCGCCGGATTGGCGTCGGCAATCTGGAAGCGCTGCACAGCGCCGCCAAGAGGGGTTATGCGTCTGGCGGCTACGTGGGTGGCCCGGAACCCCTTAGACCCCGCTCAGAGGTGCGCACAGAGTCTCTGGGCGACTCGGGGCAGGTGATCACCATTCATGCGCCGGTGACGGTGAACGGATCGGCGGGAACGCCGGAACAGAACACCGACCTTGCGAAGCGTATGGCGCGTGAGATGGAAATGACGATGCGTGGTGTGGTGGTGGATGAAATCCGTCGCCAGATGCGCCCGGGCAACATGATGAATAACGGGAGACGCTAACCTTCCTACAACCAGCCGAGCAACGCCATAGGTATCGCCAAGATGAAACCCGCAGTTGCCATCGGCGCTCTTAAAACTATGCGTTTGAAACGATTGGTTTGCGACACGGCCCGTGAATAGATCAACGTCGTCACTGCCATCAAGATGATTGCCGCATAAAACAGAAAAGTGGGTAACAAACTGGTGATTAGAAGGGTGTTGTATGGAGCAATTCGATCATTCAAATCCCGGCCTATTGTGCTCAAGTCACGTGAAAGCGCCCAATGCCAAATGAACTCCACGGCAATAACTTCTTCACACACGGAAAAGTCGTGAATCACTTCGGAAGATAACAAAATGCGTATTGCGCCCCCGTTTTCAAGTAGGCAAAGCGCTACAGGATTATTCCCCAGTTCCGCTGACGCTGTTTCGGACACAAATCGAGTCAGGGGGACGATTTCGAGATTTGAAAGCGAAACCGGGAAAGCGTCTTCAAGGAAGTCCGTTCGAGAAAAGGTTGCCGTATACGCTGCAGACAAGGAACTGGCCTTTACAACGGATCCATCAACTACAAAATCGGCCGCCTCAAACGCACGTGCGTCGCCCTCTTGTTGTTCGCCCCCATCCTCCGGTGGTTCTACAGTGTCCCTATAGCCCAATTCGTCGCGCAGTTGGGTGGACGCCAGTTCTACCAATGTCCCGCCGTTCTCCTTGTTGAGTTCAGAGAACCCGGAAGAAAACTCCACGTTCAATCTTGGTAGTGTCGTTAGAAGAAGTGGCTGAATATCTGCCGCATTGGGTTTGAAGGTTGAGTAATAGTATATTGTGACTTCTTCGTGATCTTTCGCATCCATGTCAGTTGCAACGATTGCGCTGAAGTTCCCCCAATAGGTAATTCTGTTTGCTAGTTCGTCTGCCCCAGCTTTCAACAAGAATTCCGGTGGTTCTTCGATTTCGAACAATTCACCGGTCGTTTCTTTCTCACGCGCAAAAATCAAATCCACTTCCGGTGCAAGGAAGAATTGCACAACGGCCAACACAAAGGCGGCATAGAACAGAATGAACGTGTTCATTGTCACTATCAGGTCCGAGGCAATGAACAAAACGGAGCGAAAGATACTCTTCGCCGAAAGAGACGCTTCGATGAAGATTTTTGTCTGCACAATGGTGAAGTAATCGAAAAAGACGTTAAAGGTTACAAATGCAGCAATCACAAGGTATTGCGTGGCATCAAAGCGGACTCCCGAAATCGCTGCTGGGTTCATGTAGACTTGAACGGCTGTTACCAACGAAAATGAAACCAGAGAAATTACTAGAGCAGAGAGAAAGAAAGAACCTGATAGAAGCTTGGCCGAGAAAAACCTACCAAATACAACAGTGTGAGATAGCGTGAGGAAACGGAGAAACTTCTCTGTCAGGGAGGAGGGATCAGCGTTTGCTTCCAGATAGTTGGAAATCTTCTCACGCTCTTCTTTTCCGATCAAAACTTGATCGAAGAACAGACCCAAGCCGGTCAGCGTCATAACATCTGTGACGAACTCGGAAAAAACGCTCAAGGTAGTCCACCGTTTTCTACTTCATATGCTCTGGCAAGCGGTCGTGCACACATCATACAGTGTAGCAGTCGGTTGAAAAGCGTCCTTGTCGCTTGCCATAGCAGCGCTCAGGCAAGAGTGCGCATTCGCCTTGAACCTATCGAGGATTCCGAGTATGTTAAGGTTGCCGGAAAGGCAGCACAAAGCACCAGCTTACAAAACAGTCAGGTTCGAGCCGATACTTTCTATTCCGCTCACCGACACCTTGATACCAGCCACACAATCAACGCCAGCGCCGGGAACATGACCGGGCAGCGAGTCGCCTAGCTGGAAGGTGCAGGAAAGATCGCTTTGGATCGCTCCCCGGTGGAAACCACCGGACGCCCCAAGCGGTTGCCGCCGGTCTCAGGACGAAATGGCACAGAAAGACGGTTGCAATGTGCGGTGGGCTTCGGCCCTGGGTCACAACAACCGATCACGTCTAGGTTGGAGGAAAGCCGGGCGTGATGCTCAGCCGAAAGGCTGTAACCGCTTGGCTGAAAGGCCGGGATCGGGGCGCTGCTAGGTCAATGGAAGCCACCTAGTGTTAGAAGCCCTTCACCACCTGTTATATGCAGATCATCCCCCTTGGACATCACAGATTAGGTTTTGTGCTGTCCAAGGGGGAAAGTCCTATTTCTGCAGGGATTATTGATAAACATTCATTCTGTGCGTTTCACATAATCTTCCGGCTGAGAGAATAGAAACAGAGGGCGCGAAGCGCCCGCAAGCGAGCGTCAGCGAGCGCGCAGGAGTGATGATGAGATTGACGGCACGAACTCTGCTTGAAGCACTTACAGGTTCTTGGCCCAAGCTATCCGGCAACGGCGGTAGTCCGAATGATCTGGGGAAGTTGCCGCCGGAACTTCTCTGCCTGGCAAAAATCGCCCGGACGCGAGACGAATTGCTTGAGCACCTGACGAAAAAAGTGTTATACTATAACAAGTAAGGGCTGGCTTCCAACTATGCCCTGAATAGACCCCGCGCCGGATCATCGTTGCAGATGTAAGTCACCCGGCGCGGGGTCTTTATTTACTTAAGTAAGCACTTACTTTCAATGAAAACAATAACTTATGTAGTTTTACCTCTTGTGCTTGGATTCTGCTTGCGAGAATCTGGCAGGGCAAATCAACCCATAGAGGACCACGACCATGCAGGCACAGACCGCCCCTGTAGACACCTACCTTGATGACGCCACCTATGCCCGGCTCCGGGCGGAGCTGGTGCGCTTGATCAGCGAACAGCCGTATGACTCGGATACAGCCGTGGTTACAGCTTTGGGCGAGCTGGGCGGCGTGTGGCCTCTGAGCGTTCGGGAAGATGCCGAGCGTGAAGAAAAAATCGCAGATGCCGCTTGAGATTCGTCAACGTCAAAGCTACATTGACGATGACGAAAGGAGAATCCAATGGCGAAGTCATCAACTGAACGAATGCGCGAGAAGAAAGAGCGCGATGAGGCTGCGCGTCGGGCATTGGGTGATGCTACCTACCCATACCTAAGAGAAACCTTCTCGCAGTTCCTCGGCCACGAGGGAAACTACTCGAATGTTGAGATCGCACTGGGGTTGGCGGGGATTGAAGCACCTCAGATTGAAGACGAACGCGACCCAGAGGCTTTCGCCATAGAAGAAGTGATAGCAGGTGTTGAAGACCCCTTTCCGGGCGCGAAGGGCGCAATTGGGCGCGCAGAGGTGATGATTGATTGCTACATCGACGCAGCCATTGAGCTTGCCGGGGTGGTCAACAATTACAAACGACAGGAAATCGAAGCGCGTCTTTCAGAGTTGGAAAGCTCAGATACGGCAGACAAGGCGACGGCCATGAAAGAGGCCGTGCGGCTCAACAAGATGCTGGATCAACTCAACAAGCAGGTCCGCAGGTCATTCCCGCAGTGGAAGGTAACGGGCGCTTAGCCCGATCAAAGAACGAAAGGCGGCGATATCCTCAGTTCCTACGCCGTGGTGCCGCCCCTTTCATCCATCATGAAACCCCAAGTGAAAGGAAGCCTCATATGGTTATCGAGAATACCACCACCACCCCGGCAGGGGCAACGAAAATACCCGAGTGGAATGGGCGCGTTGATCAGAACGACCCCGCCGCGATGATCAAGTTCTTGTCCTCAATGCCCAACGCCAAGACTATCACGCACGACGAATTGGGTAGGATCGTTGAGGGTGCGGTCACTCACGCTGTCCTTGGAACCACACAGATTTCAATGAAGGACGGCATCCTTGTGGTTGAACAGGCCGCGCTTGAAGGGGATTGGTGTTATTGCATCGGCGGCACTCACGCGAGCTACGGTAACTTCGCCGTGTTCTGGTCAGTGCGCGGCCCCGGCAATGGTCCGCGTCCCCGGTCTTGCTTCATGTTCTGGGATGATGAGGCAGTGATGCTCAATCCGGGCTACGCGGCATAG